GAAAATACCGTTGTGGTGCAGCACATAGTTGCCGCTGGAACGATTGATGAGAGAATTCTTCGAGCTTTATCGGATAAGGATAACACACAATCCGCATTAATCGATGCTGTAAAGGCTAATCTGCAAATCTGAGACAATCTGAGTAAATCCGAGGGAATAAAAATTCTAAAATCGGAGGTACTGTTTATGTACAAAAACAATAGTCAAGCTAAACCTTTTATAGTTGAAGATGGATTTTCCAATCTAGCAAATGCCATTATCATACAGGCAGTTAAGGACTACCGAGAAGCAATCCATTTCCTAAAACACCATCCACATACTCCTGATCTAGATACTGAGGAAGCGAAAAAGGATATTCGAAAGATTACTCTGCTAAATAATATCATTAAAAATGAAGGAGAGCGGGATGATGTAGAACGCTTTTTCCGTTCCGGTTGGTTTGGGGAGCTCACTGCTCTGGATGGTGATGTTCTATTAAAGCAGATTCGTGAAATGGAGGTGGGCTAATATGACTGCCTTAGATTTCCTAAGCCAAGCCTACCGACTTGACCTTCGCATTGACAGTAAGCTTGAACAGCTTGCTTCCTTAAATGAACTAGCATCAAAATGCAACTCTACCATCAGTGGTATGCCTCGCAATCCCAACCATAGCATTTCTTCTATGGCAAATGTAGTAGCAAAGATTGTGGATCTTCAAAGAGAAATTGATCGTGACATACATCAGTTAATGGACATTAAGCGGCAGATTGCTGCTAGTATCAAAGCAGTAGAAAATAAGGAATACCAGACCTTGCTTGAGCTTCGTTTTCTTTGTGGCTGTACATGGGAGGAAGTTGCTATCAAGATGGGCTATAGCATTCAGCATACTTATCGAATGCGTGATAGAGCACTGAAGAAAGTTGTTGTTAATGCAAGTGGAGAGTAAAGGAGAGTTGATGTTATTACAGAATATAGTATAATGGTATTATAGAAAGTATAGATACAGGCCACCGCAGGAGAGATCCTTGGTGGCTTTTGTTATGCCCAAAAGTGAGGTGAAGCAGATGCCAATGAAGCCTAAGCGACCCTGTTCATATCCTAGCTGCCCTGAGTTAACAGACGGTCGTTTTTGTGAGGAGCATGCGAAGAAGGAAGCATCACGGTATGAAAAGTATGACCGTGACCCTGAAACAAGAAAGCGTTATGGTCGAGCATGGAAACGAATTCGAGACAGTTACATTGCGGTTCACCCTGTCTGTGAAAATTGTAAAAGTTTAGGAAGGTTGACACCTGCTGCTGAGGTTCATCATATTCTGCCTCTTTCAAAAGGTGGAACACATGATAAAGGAAACCTGATGGCACTTTGTACTCCTTGCCATTCTGCTGTCACAGCGAGAGATGGGGATCGTTGGGGGACCCGGTAGGGGGAGTCAAATCTCCACAGCTATTCATTTGTGCAACGGGCGTGGGGCATCACGCAAAAAAAGTCCAGTTCAAACGGGGGATTAACCCCTGTAAGTCAAGAAAGGAGCAAAATGTGGCGAAAGACGGAACGAATAGAGGAGGTAGACGAGTTCGTGCGGGTGATAAGCCACTACCACTTTCTGATAAAATAGCAAGCGGCAAAGCAGCAAAGATTTTAGAGGTACCAGACCTACAGCCTGAAACAGTATTTAAGATTGATGAACCGGAGGAAGTCGTAGAATTGTACGGAGAAGATATGCCCGCTCCGAGTGATTATCTCAGTGCAAAGCAAAGGGATGGTAAACCATTAGGTGCAGATTTATTATACACTGAAACCTGGAAATGGTTGAAAGAACGTGGGTGTGAGAAGTTTGTTAACCCTCGATTGATTGAAGCTTATGCGCAAGCATTTACCCGTTATATCCAGTGTGAGGAAGCGATTAGTACATACGGACTTTTAGGAAAACATCCAACAACAGGTGGTGCTATAACAAGTCCATTTGTACAGATGAGCCAATCGTTTCAAAAGCAAGCAAATCTTATTTGGTATGAGATTTTTGATATCGTAAAGCAGAATTGCACGACATCATTTATTGGAAATCCTCAGGATGATATTATGGAGGCTCTTTTATCAGGAAGAAAGAGGTAGGTAGCATATGACTCTAAATGTATTTTTAAAGCATTTAAAAAAGCAAAGAGAAAGATTAACTACGCAACAGTATAAAACAATACGTGGGCAAGCATTAGCTGGCGATGTTGTTGGTGCAAATAAAGGTCTTATAAAATTACTAGAACGGGGTGAGAAAATTGGATAATGAAAAGAAGTTTACCCATGAATTGCAGCAAGTTGAAATCTCAAAACTTGTACCATATGCAAATAATTCAAGAACCCATAGCAAAGAGCAAATAAAAAAAATCCAATCAAGCCTTAGAGAGTTCGGTTTTGTGAATCCGATTCTAATTGATAGAAAATATAATATTATAGCAGGGCATGGTAGATTGTTAGCTGCAAAAGAGGATGGCTTAGAAACAGTACCTTGCGTATTTGTTGACCATCTAACTGAGGCACAAAAGAAAGCCTACATTATTGCAGATAACAGGCTAGCTGAAGATGCAGGATGGGATAAAGATTTATTGGCCATTGAATTGGAAAGTTTACAGGAACTTGATTTTGATATTGATCTTTTAGGTTTCGATGCAGCTGAATTAAATACACTATTAAACTCCGCTGAAGATGTTAAAGAAGATGATTTTGATGTAGAAGCGGAGCTGAAGAAACCTACATTCTCAAAGCAAGGTGATTTGTGGATTTTAGGTAGGCATCGTCTTTTATGTGGAGATAGTACAAAATCAGAAACATATGAAAAATTGATGGATGGTAAAAAGGCAAATTTAATTGTAACTGACCCTCCCTATAACGTGAAATATGAAGGCACTGCAGGAAAGATACAAAATGATAATCTTTCGTCAGATGCCTTTTTTAATTTCCTTTTTGATAGTTTTAGCAATATGGCAAAGGTTATTGCTGATGATGGTTCCATTTATGTGTTCCATGCCGATACGGAAGGACTTAACTTTAGAAAAGCTTTTTCTGATGCAGGGTTTTATTTAAGTGGTACCTGTATATGGAAAAAACAAAGTCTTGTTTTAGGAAGAAGTCCATACCAATGGCAGCATGAACCAATTCTCTTTGGATGGAAGAAAAAAGGGAAACATCAATGGTACTCCGATCGCAAGCAAACGACTATCTGGGAATTTGACAGGCCGAGTAAAAATGCGGATCATCCAACGATGAAACCAGTAGCACTTGTAGCTTATCCAATCGGAAATTCCAGTTTAACTAACTCAATCGTACTTGATCCCTTCGGAGGCTCTGGAAGTACGCTCATTGCTTGTGAGCAGATTGACCGAATCTGCTATATGGTTGAGTTAGATGAAAAGTATTGTGATGTTATTGTCAATCGATATATTGAGCAAGTCGGTAATTCAGATGGTGTGCTTCTTCTAAGAGAGGGTATCAAATACAAGTATTGTGACTTGCCGGAGTGAATACGGATGAGTAGGTATTGTAGAAGTTATAATTCATAGGCTTTGATTTGTGTAATATGTAGAATGTAAGATTTAATTTACATACCACTTGCTATTTACTTGGTTTAGAGTGATATATAACACTACCAAAAAGAAAGGTGGTATAAGGAATATGAAAATACGATTTAATCGTTCAGGGAGTGAACGAAAAGCATTGGTTACTGCAATCGGTGAGATCCTTGAAGTAAAGCCAGTTTATAGAGGAGCACCGACATTCATTTATGATATTGATGGCTTTGCGGTTGATAAAGAAGGAACACTTATTTTTGATGACCGCACAGACAGCGAAACGGTGGAAATACTGCTCGATAAACTTGTTGGTCGAGGGTTTGCCTTTGAAGAGCCTGAAAACCCGACACAGGGCAACACAAACGCCTCTGACTTGCTTACAATTGAGATACCGAAGGAAGGTTTTACTGACACTGCCATAGCAAATCTTGATAAGCTCATTCAAAGCAAAGGAGCTCTTATAAAGAAAGCACTCGGTGTTGAAGCCCTTCCGATTGAGCAGACTGAAGAAACATTTCGCTTTCCTTGGTTTCCCTTTGATTCAAATGCCGATGAAGTGAATGCCTACATTCATTTTATTACAGCTATCTGTGAGATGGCTAAGGCACAGGTGAGGATAACTGCAACAGCAAAGGAAGTAGAGAATGAGAAATATGCCTTCCGCTGCTTTCTTCTTCGCCTTGGTTTTATTGGTTCGGAATATAAGATAGTGCGAAAAATTCTACTTTCGAAGCTAACAGGAAGTTCTGCATTTAAAAGTACACCATCTAAGCTTGAGGAGGTGGAACAATAATGAGAGGAATATCAGCAGATACATTAAAACGGTTGAAGGATTCATACATTCCCGGAACGAGAGTGGTTCTTATAGAAATGAATGACCCTTATACGAAATTAATGCCTGGAGATAAAGGAACCGTTACCGGTGTTGATGATATTGGTACTATTCATGTGAAATGGGATAGGGGAGGTTCTCTAGGAGTGGTTTTTGGCGAGGACTCATGTAGGAAAATCGAAGAGTAAACTACACATTTTAGCCACGGAAATGTACAAAAAGATTGTGTAGATTATGCCGCGATATATCGGTGAATTGTCTTGATATATAACCCTTTTAGAGTGATATATATACATGCCGAAAGGACATACACACTTTAAAAGGAGAGAAAAACAATGTTAAGAGCAAATTTCGGAATTGAGATTGAGTTCACAGGAATTACAAGAGAAAAGGCAGCCAAAGTGGTAGCAGAATTTTTACAAGGAACTTATTCGGAGGGTGGAACATATTACGACACCAAGAAAGTTACAACAGCGGACGGTAGGGTTTGGAAAGTAATGTACGATGGCAGCATTAATTGCCAAAGGAAAGAAAGAGGTAGAACGGTATCAGCGGGAAGAGAATACAGCGTGGAGCTGGTTAGTCCGATCCTTACCTACCGAGAAGATATAGAAACCTTACAAGAATTGGTCAGACAGCTTCGTCACGCAGGAGCATTTACAAATTCAACTTGCGGAATTCACATTCACCTTGATGGGGCAGACCATACACCAAGAAGCATACGAAATTTTGTAAATATCATTGCAAGCAAGAATGACCTTTTCTACAAGGCACTGCAGATAGCACCTCAGAGAATAAGCTACTGCAAAAAGATGGATAGCATTCTGGTCGAGAAAATGAATCGCAAAAAGCCTAAAACCATGCGACAGCTTGAGGATATTTGGTATGAGGGCTACAGCGAAAGCAAAAGTACGCATTACCACAACAGCCGATACCACTTCTTAAACCTCCACAGTTTTTTCACAGGAAACCATACGGTTGAGCTTAGGGGATTTAATAGCGAACTTCATGCGGGAAAGATAAGAAGCTACATCGTTCTTGCTCTAGCCGTTAACAACCAAGCCATAACGCAAAAATGTGCATCAGCAAAGAAACCACAGGTTGAAAACGAGAAGTTTGCAATGAGGACTTACTTAAACCGCATTGGCTTTATTGGAGAGGAGTTTGCTAACTGCAGAGAGCATCTAACCGCAGCGCTTTCGGGTTCTGCAGCTTGGCGATTTCGGGCAGCCTGAACAATCCAATAAACTCAAAACCAAAGGAGGATTACAATGAGCAATAAACTTTACATTGCCTACGGCTCCAATCTTAATTTGGAGCAGATGGCAAATAGATGCCCCACAGCAAAGGTGGTCGGAGCAAGTAAAATAAATAATTATCGGTTACTTTTTAGAGGCTCACATGCGGGAGCTGTGGCAACCATTGAGCCTTATAAGGGAGGAAGTGTGCCAGTACTTGTATGGGAAATCACACCCGCAGATGAGACAGCACTTGACCGTTATGAAGGATGGCCATT